ATCAATAACCTACAAGGAACTGTAACGATAACTGATGATCCAACCGTGTTCTCTGTCGACATTGATACAAGCAATTTTGATCCTTTTGTTATTCCACCTAATCAAGATCCACCTAATACACAGGTACAATACGCGCAAGTAATCCCTACAGGGGGAACAGGAACCATAAACGCCTACATAGACGTTTTACCATACTAGGGAGAGTTTAATGGTCGATACAACACTACAGTACATACGCTCAACAGCGCGTATGATCACCAGAAAAGTTACAGAAGCTCAACTCACTACAACACAGCTTGATCAGCGCATAAACTACTTTATGCTCTACAAGATGCCAGAATCCTTAAAGCTTAAAGATCTACGAAAGGTGTTTACGTTCTACACCCAACCAGGTGTTGATCAGTATCAAACAACAACAACTGACCCACTTGATCCCTTTTATGAGTTCAAGAACAAGTACGTTAACATCCTCCAGCCGGTTTATTTTGCAGGGCTTCAAGGAGGGTTCTTTACCGATAGAACACAATTTTTTAGCTACTGGCCACAAACTAACCAGATCACCAACATCAACCAGTCAGGTGATGGAGTTACAACGGTATTTACAGGCACCGTAACCCCCGTACCTATGTTGCAGGGGAGTGTATCGTTTACCTCTCTTGATGTAGTCGGTGAAAGTATCATTCTTACCGATAATCCTGTTACGCCTCTTGTTGGTGCTCTTGGACCTGTTAATGACCCTCAACTTATACCATCTCCCTACGGGCAAATAAACTACACCACCGGAGCGTTTAGTCTTAACTTCCCAACGCCACCAGCAGCACAAGCGCCGATCTATATCGAGAACATCGTGTATATGCCAGGGCTCCCCGTATCGATGTTGCTGTTTGATAATATCATCACCATCAGACCAGTACCCGATAAGACCTATACCTGTCAGCTTACCGTTGATGCATTACCCACAGAGTTACTTGCCTCTGATCAGTCACCTGATCTCAGACAATGGGCAGAGTACATAGCCCTTGGTACCGCGATGCTTATCTTTAGGGATAACATGGACTTTAACAGCATCAACATGCTGCAACCAGAGTTCGATAAGGTCGAGATGATGGTACAGCGTCCTACGATCTGCCAAGCAGTAGAAGGTGCTACCTACTCATATTACAAACAACGTCGTAGAAGTTGGGGTTGGTGGCCATTTGGTAATACACCTTACTAGTTGATTAGGAGAATACAATGCCGCTAACGATCGTCCCTAACGCAGGGCAAAATCTTAGACAAACACGAGATTCTATAAGAGATAACTTTGTTAATATCAATAGTGGGTTCGCTGAGGACCACGTTGAATTTAATGGTGGTGGTAACTCTGGTAAACATAAAGCCATACACCTTGTAAACCAAACTAATGCACCAGCCGCTCCAGTTACTGGAGGAGGTGAAGTAGCTATATATAGTGCACCAAGCCTTGTAGCTCCATTCCCTCCAGCTCTGTACTTTAAGGGACAGAACTCAGCTGACAGTGTTGATGGTATAAACTTTACCTCTTCGGTAAAAACATCTACGCCAATAGATAACTCAAGCGGGTGGGCTCTTTTACCTTCTGGTATTATTATGAAATGGGGATCATCTACGGTTAATCCTAACTCTGCGAGTGCTCCAGTTAACTTTGCAAGCGGTGCCGGAATTCCTACTTTTGCTTTTGCTCCATCGATAACAGTTTCATTAAATGGGGTTGCTGGTATGGATAAGGCTTTATTTGTTCAGGCTGTCTCAACAACTGCCGTAACTGTCTATAACGCTAATGCTAATGGTGGACAAAGAGTATGGTATTATTTTGCTATAGGAGTCTAATATGTCAGATAGGTTCTTCATAGCACCCTATGATAAAGATTCTGGGCTAAGATCTAACTACAAACCATTCTTAATACCCGATCAAGCTTTTAGCTCTCTTGATAATGCCTATGTCTTTAGGGGAAGAGTACGTAAACGATTTGGTTCACGATGGCTTTCTAATGATCAAACAGGTACACGCCTAAGACTTATCATAGGTCAGAATCCTGGAGATACCTTTACTTTTGATGTAACCACCCTACAAATAGTACCTGCTGTTGGACAGATGTTTTCGATAGGAACTAACATCTATACCGTAGCACAAACGGGTAACCTTCTGGTAAATGGGGTAGCAACCGTAGCTACGTATGATCTTGGTACGGGTATTGTTACTATTGATGGTACTGGATTTAATAACGTTGATGTGTATATGTATCCAGCGCTTCCTGTTATGGGTCTTCTATCCTATGAAAGTACCTCTACTAATGTAGAGCCTACCATAGCCTTTGATACTAAGTTTGCATATCAGTATCAGGCTCTGGGATGGGAGCGACTTGCAACAGGTGCCGTAGATCCTGGTGAAGCGATATGGTCAGGATCTAATAGTCAGTTCTTTTATGGGACAACCTGGGTTGGTGATAACGGAGATGAAAAGATACTCTTCGTGACTAACTTTAACCCTAATGAACCCTTTAATATGCGCTATCTTCTCAATAATACTTGGTATGAATATAAACCAGCACTGACCGCAACCGTATTTATGTTTTCTGCACGGATCCTTATACCATTTCATAACTATTTTATAGCTCTTAACACCTGGGAAGGTGAAGATATTGCCAAACCAGGAACTAACTATCAGAATAGAGCCCGATGGACCTGGGCGTTTAGTCCTACTGATCCTGATGCCTGGAGATCAGATCTTTCTGGGAGAGGATCAGGCCTTGATGCGTCTACCACAGAATCTATCATCGGTGCAGAGTTCGTTCAGGACAGACTTATTGTCTACTTTGAACGGTCTACATGGGAACTCGCCTACACCGCTAACCAAGTACAACCGTTTGTATGGCAGCGTATTAACACCGAGCTTGGTGCAGAGTCACCGTTCTCTGTTATCCCGTATGATAATGTAGCTATAGGAATAGGCGGATCGGGAATACATAGCTGTAATGGTGTATCGGTAGACCGGATAGATCTTGATATCCCTACCTTTATAGAAAATATAGCTAATAAAAATGAAGGGCCAGATCGTGTGTATGGAATACGAGACTTTGGTACAGAGCTTATGTATTGGACCTATCCAGACGGTAGCCGTACCGCTGACGATCCCTTCCCCAATAAAGTACTCGTGTACAACTACCGTAACAATACCTATGGAATCAACGATGATACCATCACCTGCTTCGGATACTTCCAATCACTTACCGGTGTTACCTGGGACTCAGAAACCGTAACATGGGACTCAGAAGAGTCATGGGACGGACAATCAGGGGCACCGCTCTACCGTGAAATCGTAGCGGGTAACCAACAAGGATTTACCTTTATCATCGATAGTGATACCCCTACTAATTCCCCCAACTTGTTTATTGCAAAGATAGATATCGTTGATGACATCATAACGCTTACCTCTCAAGCACATGGACTTGCAGCTTCAGACTTTATTTACCTTAATAGTATTACCGGTACTGGCAACATAGAAGACCTTAATGGAACCATTGTTCAGATCCTCAGTGTTACGCATAACACGATGACTTTCTGGGAAGATGATATTGTTGGTACGTATACAGGATCAGGAACCATATCACGGGTGAGCAACATAAACATCGCAACCAAGCAATACAACTTCTATCAGTCTCAAGGCCTTAACTGTGCTGTAGAGAAGATAGATTTTCAGGTTGATAGGACCAAGAACGGTCGTGTATCTATAGCGGTCTATACCAGCACTAACCCTGACAACATCATGGCATGGGGACAAGTTAATGATGCCATCATGGGCAATGGAACACTCGAAACATCAGCGTATGACCTGTACCCCTATGAGTTACTCTCTGACCGCGTAACACACTCATTTTTCCCCCAAGCAGAAGGATCATACATACAACTTGAGATCTATCTTACCGACGATCAAATGATGGATACGCTTATACGTGATTCAGACTTCCAACTTCACAGTATGTGCTTTGAAGCATCGCCAACCTCGAGGGTACAGTAATGAGATCCATGAGAACTATATTTTTTATCCCCCTACTCTTTCTTGCTGGGTGTTGTGGTGATCCATTCACGCCAGAACACGAAGATATGTTTCGTGATGAGTTTGATAGAGCAAGTGAGGGAACAACCTTAACCTTTTTAGACTGTGAGGAGTATCTCGATGGCATTTCTGAACCAGACCACGAACAACCAGGGGATGTTTGTACCGGAAGCTGTTATCTATGACACCCGAAACATACTGTCTATCGATGTAAACTCAGCTCAGTTTAAACAACTGCTTGTTCGCCTGTATCAGTCCATAAACAACATCTCTATAAATTTAAACAAGAAAGAAATCGCCCTCTATCCCCTGGAAGAGATCAACACAGGGATATTATATTACCAAGAGGTACCGACTCAATTTGAGGGACTTAGGACCGTCTACAGGACTACCTATCAAACAGGTGCATTTGGAGCTGGGGTTACGAACATACCTCACGGGCTTACCCCTACAAATGGCCCGCTGCCTATTCCTACTTGGGAGTTTACCAGAATACAGGGTGTTGCTAATGACAGTGTTAACCAATTGTATTACCCGATCCCCAATGTTGGCCTTGAGGTGTTTGTAGATGCAACCAACATTGTAATAACGAACACAACTGGTGTAACATTTACAACAGGGAGTGTAGTA